GAATAATCCAGAAAGTATAAAGCGCCATGATCGCGATGAGCTCGCCGGTCATGAACAGTAAAAATAAAAACTCCTGGCTCATAATAATCCCTTCGGAACGCAACGCCATACCTTGGCTTTGTCATCCCACTTTGGCGTTTCACGGGGCCCGCATAGGGGGCTTGGCCTCGGCCAGCAGCGCCACTGACCCTCAATTAATTTACGATAAAAACCCGTTGGACATTCAGTCGAGGGACCAGGTAATTCGGGAGGCGGGGTCGGACCGGGAGGCGGTATTAGATCATGTATCGGTAAATCCTCTGCAATAGAACGCCAGGTCGCCGCAGCCAGGCCGAGTCCTACTAATGTTTTCCAATTAGCTTTACTTGCCAAATTTACCCCCACCTGAAACGATAAGCCAGAACGGTATCCAGACCTTTTCCCAAAGTGCCGCACCTGTTCCGGCTGTTAGTGGTTTACCGAGCAATAATTCTTTAGGATCGGGAAGCCCTATATTTAATGCAGCCAATGTTACATCTATTAGAGCTGCAATTTTTACTCCGGGCGGTAGATCTGCAGGACTATCAGAAATCCAGTCAGGCAAAAAATCCCCGGCTATTATTGCTAAATTAATTTCGGTGCCTGGCTTCTTTGGGGATAACTGATCCAATACCAATTTAGTAAATGCAAACCATACCACCGCGCTAATTATCCAGGTGGGAATTAATCCCAGCAGGTCGGCGATGTCGTCGCGCTCTGTTATCTTTAGCTTAACGGCTTCGGGCATGATCGCCTCACCGGTAAATTCTGCCAGCGATAAAAATAGCAGCAGTATAACTGGCGCTGTCCGCGTTGGCTTTTACTAATATTGCCACTTCGGTATATGGGGGAATAATAAGGCGCGCAGTTGCGGGTGTTTGTTGATCTGCAGCTGCCCCGTCGCTTAACATTGTTTGTACTGTCGCACCGTTAAATTGTATTTGCGCTATTGCCCTTTTTCCATCCGTGGCGTCGGTGGGATTTATTAGCGGTCCCATTTGGACCTCGACGTCTGCAATAAAATTGCCTGAAGTAAACTGTATTTTATTTCCTGGTGATTGATCAGCTGTAAAATTATTAGCAGCAAAACAAAAATCACCGACTATTTCCAGCGCTTCCGCCGGTCCTGTAAAGCTTCCCCCTAGAGGGGCACCTGCTCCGCCTAGGCCGTCCCCGTTGGGCATGGCTTAAGCCGAATAGGTTATTGAGACTGCGACGTCGCAGGTTTCCGCGGTTGTTACGGCAACGCTGAAATCAATCTGGTTGCCTGGTATAATATCGAAGAGTCCGGTGCTCGATTCCATTACAACCGGCCCAGCGGAATTACCACCGAGCGGTCCGGCTGCCTGGCATGACCAGGCTGGCCCACTGAAAATCTGTTGCACGGAAACCCCATCACCGGCGAATTTGAAAACTGAAATCCCATCAGTTGCCGAATCCATCTGCGGGGTGCAGCTCATCGAGATCCGCACGACCTTGGTCATCCCCTCGGGGTTTGTCGTGCTCTGGCTGCTGCCCAGTAACTGCGAGATTGAAGTCTGCGCAGTGGTTAGGGAGCTGCCGGCTAGCGTGTATGTCCTTGTTTGTAGTCCGCCCATTTTTAGATTTTGAAGTAGAACTTACTCCCTCCAATTTTAGTAGCGGGGAGCGCCTTGCGCGCCCACGCACCAATTGCAGCTATACCGACTGCCTGGACAAGTGCCTTGCGTCCTGGATCGGTCTTAATGAGTGCCTGGCTGTTTGATGAAAGCAGATTAACGGCAGAGGAGAGGTTACCTGCCAGCAGAGTGCCGACAACATCGCCCTTGTTTAGATCATCAATCAGGCTAAAGCCTGCGGCCATTCCCGTAATAGACGGGTGCGGGGTTATCATTTTTCTTGCCATTTTTCTCCGTGGGGGGTTTGAGGCGCGGCGCGTGTCGAACGCACGGCGAGCTGTTTTGCGCCGCTGCCCCTTCCGCGTGCCGCGTTTTTTCGCACGCCATTCTTTGCCGATTTGCTTGGCAGACATCCCACGCTTACGGCGGGCACCAAAGAACCGGTTGAATGCAGAGGGCACACGCCTGCGATTAGATTCAGGTATTAAAGTGGGGGAGCTGTTAACTCGCCATAATTCTTAATGAATACATGGCACATTGGATGCGATTTGCGATTCTGGTTCCAATCAAACACTACTTTACAAGTATAGCAATAACTCATGAGCTCAACCTAATTTCAGCCCAGGCTCGCATCTCCTCGCGTGATTCGAAAACTAAACCCGGAGGAAACATAGCGTCATAATGCTTTTTATCGATGGTAAAGTGTCGGAGCACCCAAAAAGAAGGTTTGCCATTCTTGTTAGCTTTAAATTGTTTCCCGCAGACCTTACATTTATGGAATTTCATATCACACCCGCGCAAACAGGACACGTGCGCTTATGCTTCATGCACTGCTTACAGATATGGCGAAAGCGCTGCGCCCCTTTCATTGAGTGATAGAGCTCGGGGTCTTCAATTACCATAATTCCGCTCCAGGCAAGGCATGCAGCGAATCTTTCGCAGCGTGTGATGAGGGCAGGTGAGGCTGCCTCCCATCGCGTCGGTTCCAACCAGCAGCAGGAAGTAATTCCAGCTAATGGATGCGGGCCGGTGGGGCTGATCATGCGTTGCGCCAAATAGTTTCTGACGCCATTCACACATCATATCAAAAACCTCTCCTGTGACGGTTAGATGGATGCGTTTATTGGTCTTTGTCATAGTTAACACATTGTTAACGCCTATTTAACATTAACCACTGGTATTTAGCCATCTGTTCTTTCTTTCTTTTCTATGTATTGTCTTGCTTTCTCTTTTCTCTCTCTCTCTCTCTCTCTCTCTCTTAAAAAAAAGAACTAAAAAGGATTCTGGAAGCGTTTCAGTGGGGTGTTCTGGCTCTATCAGGGCTCAAAAGTCGCGGGAATTGTATACCGGTTAATGTTAACACGGTTTCCGGGCTTCTTTTGGACTTGTTTAGGGCTTGTCGAGACCTGGGCTATAGCTGGCTCGGGCTGGTTGGACTTCTTCGGGACTTGTTTGGGACTTGGCGAGGGCTTCCTGGATCCTTGGTAACATCATATTTGCAACCATCCGGGCAGGAGCGGGCAGGTCATCGAGGAATTCCGCGGTCGCAACCTGCATGATATTCTCCGGGTCGGCGCGCAGCTGCTGGTTTCCCTGGCTCATAAACCCCCCGATTACCTGTGGAACAAGTTTTTTTATTATTTCGGAAAACACTATTGCCAGGTGCTCGGTATAATCCTCCAGCATCGCCGGGATGTCCCAGCTCTTATCGAGCATCCGTTCCTCAAATAAATTATTTGTTTTCAGTGCGACCCGGGGAATAATCCAGAAAGTATAAAGCGCCATGATCGCGATGAGCTCGCCGGTCATGAACAGTAAAAATAAAAACTCCTGGCTCATAATAATCCCTTCGGAACGCAACGCCATACCTTGGCTTTGTCATCCCACTTTGGCGTTTCACG